CCCTTTAGCCCTCCAAAAAGTTGAAATCGACCTTTTTAGGGGTTGCTTCGGCGCAAAGCGGCCATTGCTCTTCGCTCACCCCCTGGGAATCCGCCATTTGGGGCGCGCTCGAACAGAAGTCGGTGCTTGGTCTTCCAGAAATCGATATAGAGGGGGTGGGAGGTGATCAGGTAGTGCTCTTTGCGTGGATTGTGCTGGAGGTTGGCGCTCGACCAGATCCCGATTTGACCGGCGGGGGATTCCAGGGCGGCTAGTTTCAGGTGGGAGAGCCAGGGGCGGGGGGCTTGGTAGCCCTGAGCCTTCAACCAGAACCGGGCGGCCTCGAATCCGGGTTTGGCGATCCGTTGAGCGCTCGCATGGGTGGCATAGCGGACGTCGAGCCATTCCTGGTCCGCAAGTTTCTCGATCTGCTTCGGATGAGATGCCCAGGTGGACAGGAGAAGGCGGGAGGGTCCAAGAAGCCGGGATGCCCATAGGACCACATCTGCGAAATCCAGGTCTCCATCGGTGACGATCAGTTCCCCGTTCGACAGAGGGTCGATATCGTCCAGGCATCGCTTGCAGGCCCCGGTGAACTGGTCGATGACGGATTCGATGTCCTGTGGGAACGTGGACAGGTGAACGGCCTCCAGTCGTTTACGCCTCAGAAGGTTCCCGGTGAAGAGGGCTATGGCCGGGATTCGTCCTCCCCTGAAGGCAAGGAATTTGGCGTGGGAATTCAGGATGGTGAGGTGGTCGGCAGCGTTGCGCGCTTCCTCGGTCACGTCGGAGAACCGCTTGGCACCGGCTTTGTCCATGTAGACCGTCAGTTTGATGCCCCTGTTCCGGCAGAGACGCCCCAGGGTGTGGAACGCCCCCGGAGCAGCGTTCCACGTGGAACACACGATCTCCTTCACGTAGGGGTCCATGGCTAGCCACCTTCCGGTGAGGTCCGGTATGCCGAAATCCTTGCCCCAGAAGATTCCGTGTCTGATCTGCCCCTTTTTGAGGTTCTGCGTGAGATAGAATGAGGAACGGAAGGAGTCTGTTTTGAGATATTTCAAGAGTGGCTACCCCAAGCATTTGAAAACCATTGCGGAGAAACGGTATTGGGACTACTACCTGTCGTTTCGAGATGACACCTGGCTGGCTGAATCCGGTCCGACACTGATGCGATTGTGTCAGCGTGAAGCGGAGCTTGACAAGCTCACGGACCGGCTCAGGGATATCGACCCCATGGAGGAGCCGAAGCTCTACCGGGATTTGCGAACACTGGTTCAGATGGTGGATTCCACGGTGTGGCGGATGAAGAAGAGCTTGCGGCTGGACAAGCAGTCCACCTATAGCAAGCATCAGACCAAACATCTCATCGAGGACACTCAAGAGGCGGCGAACCCGGCTTGGCGGTTGAAGGTGCCGACAGCAGCAAAGCCGTCGTAGGACCATGACTCGCGGGGAAGAGGTTGCGGCGTGGATCGAATACCATTGCCGCATCCCGTCGGGACGAGCCTTTGGAACCCCCATGCGGGTCCATGGGTTCCAGCGGGAGATCGTGCTTGGAATCTACGACAACCCTTCGGGCACCCGGCAGGCGATCATCACCATGCCTCGAAAGAACGGAAAGACCACGTTCATTGCCTGCCTCCTGTTGGCTCACATCGCGGGGCCGGTCGCCAACCCCGGATCGGAAGTCTATTCCGCCGCTCAGGGACAGGATCAGGCGGCGATCGTGTTCCGTCGCATGGAGGCGATGATCGAGCTATCTCCCGTGCTGCGGTCCCGCATGAAGATATCGAGGCACCAGAAGATCATCGAATACCGAGCGCCGGGGATTCTGTACAAGGCCCTCTCCTCGAAGGGCAGCACGAATATCGGGTCCAGCCCGGCTGTGGTCGTCCATGACGAGCTTGGGCAGGTCGAAAATCCCACCTATGCGCTCTATGACGCACTGGAAACGGGGATGATGGCCCATGAGAACCCGCTTTCCATCATCATTTCCACTGAGGCCGGGTCTGACGATGCGCTGTTGAGCCAGTTGATCGACCAGGCGGAGGAGGTGAAGGGGGGGAGGGTACGGCTGTTCCGCTACACATGCAACAGTGACCTTTCCCGGTCCAAGCCGTTCTCGGAGGATGCCCTCAGATCGGCGAATCCGGCATGGGAAATTCCGGAGATCATTTCCCAGAAGGAGCTTCTCTACCAGGCGGAGGTGGCCTCGAAGCGTCCGACGCAGGAGGGGGAGTACCGGAACAAGCACCTGAACCAGAGGATTTCCGCTTCTCAGGAGACGTGGCTGACGCAAAGCGAATGGATGCCGGTCGTCGATGAGGGGCTGGACCTGGAACGCTTTCAGGGATGCGACTGCTGGGCTGCCGTGGACCTGTCGCTTTCACGAGACATGACGTGCCTGGTCCTCATCTTCAATGAAGAAGGAGAATGGCAGGCATTCCCCTTCTTCTGGTTGCCGGAAGGGGCGGTGACCGTGCTGGAGCGGGAGGACAAGCTCCCGTATCGGGTCTGGTCAAGGGAAGGACACCTGCAATTGGAGCCGAGCGAGACGCTGAAGTACGACGATCTGGCGCAGGTGATTCTTCAGGCGACGGCCCGCTTCAAAGTGTCGTCGATAGCCGTCGATCAGCGGTTCCGGTATGCCAAGTTTCAGGAGGCCCTGGAACACGCTGGCGGCGGCGATCTCCCCCTGGTCCCTCACCCGCAGGGCTTCTCCCGGGGGTCGAAGGACTATGGGGAATGGTGGATGCCCGCCAGCGTCGAGGAAACCACCCGGATCGTCCTGGATCGAAGCCTCAAGGTGGCCTCGAATCCCATCCTGAACCTCCATGTCGCTTCCGCCGTGCCACGTCACAGCCTGTACGCTCCGAAGGATCGGTTTCTGATGAAGAGAAGCTCCCGTGCTAGGATCGACGGAGCGGTGACTCTCTGCATGGCCGTGGGTGCGACGAAGATGACCCCGAAGTGGACTCTCCGCCGCTACTACAATTCCATCGGTGCGGAGGGAATGAAGAGTTTCATGTGAGCTTGATTTCTCTGGGCCTGGACAAGATACCCCGGAGCGCCTTCACGACGGTGAGCAGTACCGGCATGGGGGCGGAGTCCGTGTGGCCGTCTCTGGGGAACACCCCGCCGGTCAACAACCCCATCCTGCTGTCCGAATCGACGGCACAGGCGGTCCCGGCGGCGTGGGCGTGCGTCCAGATCCTGTCGGGAACCATTGCGCGGCTTCCCAAGAATCTCGTGCGGGGAACGTGGCCGAATCAGAGCGTGGTGGACAATCACCCGGTGCTGGACCTCATGGAGGAGCCTGAGGCCGGCGAGCCGGGTCTCCAGTGGTGGATGTCCGTTCTTACGACGCTCTTTTCGTCCGGCAACGCCTACGTATGGATACGGAAAGTCAACGGCGCGCCCATCGAATTGATCCGGTGCCGCTTGCTCGCTCTTCGCAGGCAGCCCCGGACGAAGTACCGGGACCGGTGGGTTTACGACTTGCTCTTTCCCAACGGGCAGAACCGTGTCGGGGTCAAGCCCTCGGACGTGCTTCACTTTCGTGGGCCTGGGTATGACTGGGAACTGGGCCTGAGCCCGTCTCCCATCACCATGGTGGCCATGAATACGCTTGGACTGTCGCTTGCGGCGGTGACGCACATGGCGAGCACCATGGGACGGTCGGCTTCGTTCCCCCGGGCGTTCGGCGCACCGGAAGGGGCCAGTCCCCAGCAGATCGAGGCGTATCTCAAGATCCTGAAGGAGCAAGGCGGCCCGTCCCGGGCGGGGCAGGACGTGGTGATGCCCCCCGGATTCTCGATGACCCGGGCGGGGTTCTCCGCCGTAGACCTTCAGTTGATCGATTTGTTGAAGTTCACGGTAGTCGAAATCGCCCGCACCTGGATGATTCCTCTCTATCTGCTCCAGCACTTCGAGTCTTCGGCTGGAGTCATGGCAAGCCGGAGCTACGAAGAGCAATGGCAGAGCTTCCTGCGGTTCTCCCTGGCGGGAAACATCGTCCGGATCACCAGCGAACTGAACTTCAAGCTTCTGCGCAGGTTCCCCGGAGCGCAGAACCTGTCCCTGGAAGTCGATACGGACCCCCTCACCATGGGCTCACTTGCGGATCGGGCCGCCGTAGCCGATCAACTGGTTCAGAAAGCCGCTCTCTGGACCGTCACAGAGGGACGCGAGTTGACCGGGAAGCCACCACTGGAAGATGAGAGCGAACTGAGGCAGCCGACCGGGGCACCGCCGCAAGGAGAAGAAGACGATGACGATAATGGAACTTCTGGAGACACTGGCGAAGACGAACCTCCCTCCGAATCCGACAGCGAAGATTGACTGGAAGAAGCCACGGGCTGAGGAGACCTCCGACGCGGACATCCGCATCCATGGCCCCATCGGTTCGTCCCTGTTTGAAGAGGGAGTGGAGGCGAAGGGCATCCTCGCTCAGTTGGACAAGCGCAAGGGGCCAGTGACAGTATCCATTTCGTCGCCCGGCGGGTCTCTATTCGAGGCACTGACCATCTACCAGGCCATCCGGGGGCGGGGTGGCGTGACGACGGTTGCGGACGGAATAGCAGCCTCTGCCGGCGCTCTCATCTTCCTGGCCGGTGAGAACCGCTTGGTTCGGCCCGCCGGTTCTCAGGTCATGCTGCACGGTGCGCGGCTGGGGGGAATGTTCCACGGAACGGCGAGTGATCTAAAGGAGTTCGTCAACGCGCTTGAGCCGACCTTCAAGGCGGCTAATAACGTGGTGGCCGATCTGATTTCCTCCACCAGCGATCTGTCCCGCAGCGATGCCGATGCCCTGATCGCCGACAACAAGGACCACTGGTACGACAAGGACGAAGTCCTTGAAAACGGCATGGCGACCGGTGTAAAGTCCTACGCGGAAAAGAAAAAAGAGGAACCGGAGAACGAATTCGACCGACAGGCCCTGACGACTCTTCTGGAATTTGATAGGGTAATCATATGAAGTTCCTTGCAAACGAAGTGGAAGCGGTGGCCGCCGACTGGAGATCCAAGTCTCCGGAGGAGGTCCTGGAGGCCAGGAATACGGTCTTTGCCAAGATCGACCGGGCCTATGATCAGATGGGGCCGGAGAACGACTTCTCCAAAATCACCGAGTTCAGCGGTGAAGCTGCCGACAAGAAGTTGGCTCTGTTCAAGGCCGGCACGGAATTGGCCGCCTTGAACAAGGTGGTGAACGAGCAGGTCCAACTCAGCAACATCCGGTCCGAGATGGCGAACGCTCGAAAGCCCACGGCCATCACCAACGATCTACCCGTCCGCTTCGAGATGGAAGATCTGTCCCCCCAGGCTCAGATTGGCCGGGCGTTGGACCAGAACGAGGCGTTCCAGAATGCCTTCACTCAGCGGGGCGGGCTCCAGCACGCCATCGGGACCAAGTTCCATCTGGACCTGGACCCGGTCAACACCCTGTTTCAGACCTCCGCCGGCTGGGCTCCCCAGATCGTCCGTTCCGGGAGAGTTGCCCTGACGGCCCAGGAGCCCCCCAAGGTGATGGATCTCCTCCCGGCCATGACCACGAGGCAGGCCGGCTACGCCTACATGGAGGAGACGACCTACACCAACGCCGCCGCGCCCACTGCGGAAGCGGCTGCGCTGCCGGAATCTGCCCTCCAGTTGACCCCCAGGTCGGAGAGCCTGGAGGCCATCGGCACCGTCCTTCCCGCCACGATGCAGCAGTTGCAGTACATCGATGAGGCCCGGTCCTACATCCAGAATCGGTTGCCTCTGATGGTTCGGCAAGCCGTGGATGCCCAGGTGATCAACGGCAACGGGACCTCGCCCAACATCGCCGGGGTTATCGGGACCACCCGAACCTCGATCGCCACCCAGGCCAAGGGCACCGACTCCACGATGGATCAGATCCGCAAGGCCATCACCAAGATCCGGCACACTGCCCAGGCGGAGCCGACCGGAGTGGCTCTGAACTCGACCGACTCCGAGAGCATCTACCTGGAGAAGGACTCGACCGGACGCTACAAGTACCTCAATCCCGGCACGGGAGCGCTGTTCATGCCTTGGGGCCTGAGGTTCGTCGAGGCGAACCGGCTGACCGCCGGCACCGGGATCGTTGCCGACTTCATGCGGCACACGGCGTTCATCTACCGGACCGGAGTCACCGTGGAGGTCACTGACACCCACCAGGATGACTTCTCGAAGCTGCGCTACATGTTCCGCGCCTACATCTTCTGTTGCGTTGCGGTCTTCCGGCCCACCGCAGTGGTACAACTCACCGGAGTGGCTGCCTGATGGCTCAGTTCAACGTCAGCGGAGGCAGTGGTTATGTTCGGACTTACCGCAAGGTGACGGTGACGTTCGATCAGATCACTGCCGCCGAGACCAACACCGAAGATGTGGACTGCGCCGGCGCCTCATCCGCCTGGGTCCAATTCAGGGCATCGAGTTGTACCGGCACGGCTGCCTGTCGGGTGCGCAGTCAAATGAACTTCTCGTCCGGACAGGTGGGGTCCGCTCAGGCCCACAGCGCAGGGAACATGACCTCGTCCTCCCTGGTCCGCAACGTCGATTGCCCGGTTGCCGGCGACAAGCTCCGAATGGAGATCGTCACGACCGGAGCCTCGGTGGACGTGACTCCCTCGGTGGACGTCTACCTGTTCGGGACTTGAGGATGATTGGTGTGGACACGAACCTCCGGGTATTCCTGGAACTCTGATTTCCCCGTCAGCCTGAGCCTCGTCCGTTCAACCCTGAATCTCCCGTCCGACAAGCCCTCCGATGCCGACCTGACGGAGCTTGTCCGTCAAGCCACGGACCTCGTCCAGGGGAAGGTGGCCTACGAGATCGTCCCCGCCGCCTGGCAATACATCTGGGACGCCTCGCCGGGCAACCTCTCCGCCGTTCTCATGCGCGGGTTCTTCTACAAGGGGGGCGGTGGGGAGGGATTCGACCAGGACCCAGCGCTGGCCGAGAGCGACGGTTCGTCCGTGGACGACGCCGTGTTCCGGAGGATCGGCAGCGACGGACAGGAGATGGTCATCCTGGAAGTGGACTGGGACTCCCTGGACTACCCGGTCATTCTGACAGCCTACCGGGGCCTGGGCCGCTCGGATATCGACCGATCTCAATGCCCCAGGGACTTGCAGTCCGCCATCGTCACGGCCTGCGAGCAACTGATACTCGGCTACAACGTGCCTGCGGAGAACGCCGTCAACCGGGTGTGCAGGCGGTATTCCTGGACGAATGCGCTATGAGATCCCACGTCGTGAACGCCCGCCGCCGAGGAATCCCCCTGGCTCGGGAACTGGCAGACACTCTGACGGTTCGCCGTCGTGCCTACTCCGGTGGGCAGTGGACGGGGGGCTACGCGAACGTCGCCACCGGGGTCCCGTGCCTGCAACGAATGTGGACCGGGGGGAGCTTCTTCTCGGAGGACACCGAACGGCAGGAAGATCGGGTGATCCTGCGGCTGAGGGAACGGGACATCTTGGACACGGATGAGATCATCTACCTGGAGGAGACGTTCAGGATCGAGTCGATCCGGCACATCGTTCCGCGAATGTGGATGGAACTGATCCTTACGAGGCTGGACTGAAATGGCGGTACTTGGACCTGTAGACGCACCCGGACTGACCAACTGGAAGTCGCTCTCCCTGTCGGGATCGCAGGAATACACGAACCCGAACGGATTCCTGGTCTATGCCGCAGGTGCCGGGAACGTCTCCGTTACGGGCTACCGGAAAGACTCCTACGAAACCATGGCCGTCAAAGCCACGTCCTGGCTCACCATCGGCGGCGTCTTCGTGGTCTGCCGGAAGATCCGGAATACCGGAACCACGGCCACCGGCCTGATCGTCGGGGTCAATTGGGAGGCCGTCATCTGATGGGCAGGGACGATCTGCCGATCATGGAGCCCTATCCCCCTTCGACCATGAGCCGGGAGGATCTCGCGAGCTTCGAGAAGAGGGATCGGAGACGCCGAAGAGAAGCGGCCCGGAAATACCCCTGGTACTTTGGGACCAAGGGCGTGAAGGGAGAGATTCTCCCCTTCTGGGAGGGAAGGGACTGAGAACATGGGCCTCTTCATCGAAGGAACCCCTGGCCCCCCTGGTCCACCAGGACCTGGAGGCGGCCCCAAGGGAGACGCCGGGACGCCGGGCTCGAAGGGTTCCACCGGAGCCAAGGGGGCCACTGGCCCCGCTTCCACCGTAGCCGGCCCCAAGGGCTCCAAGGGAGACCCTGGAGCCAAGGGTTCCGCTTCCACCACCGCCGGCCCCCCCGGCCAGAAGGGCGTCAAGGGCGCGGACTCTTCCGTCGCCGGTCCTCAGGGTGCGAAGGGCGTCAAGGGGGACGTCTCCACCACTCCCGGCCCGAGCGGTTCCAAGGGCGACGTCGGCCCCACCGGTTCAAAGGGCGAGCAAGGCCCGAAAGGCGATACCGGCGCGACTGGCCCCGCCGGCAGCAAGGGAAACCTCGGAGACAAGGGTCATAAGGGGGAATCGGGAAGCAAGGGCGATGCCGGCCCCAGCGGTGGAGCCAAGGGAGACAAGGGAGATCCCGGTCCCACCGGAACCGGCTCCAAGGGAGCGACGGGAGCCACCGGCGGGATCGGTCCGACCGGCCCGAAGGGAGATCCCGGTCCTCAGGGAAGCGCTGGCGGCGTCGGGCCACCCGGATCGACTGGCCCGAAGGGCTCGGATTCGACTGTCGCCGGCCCCCCAGGAGCCAAGGGAACCAAGGGCGACGCCTCGTCCACGCCAGGCCCCACCGGCCAGAAAGGAGACCCTGGCCCCACCGGCCAGAAGGGCGACACCGGCGGTCCAGGACCCGCCGGCCTACCAGGAACCAAGGGCAATCTCGGCCCTCCCGGATACAAGGGCCACAAAGGCGACCTCGGAGAGAAGGGAAGCCCCGGCCCGAGCGGTGGCGTCAAGGGCGACACCGGACTCCAGGGAGCCAAGGGGGAACAGGGAAATACCGGAGCCACAGGCCCTGCCGGTGGCCCTGGTCCTCCGGGAGCCAAGGGAGTTGCCGGAGCCACGGGTCCGTCCGGCCAAGCCGGAGACAAGGGCGAGAAGGGGGATGCCGGCCCTCAAGGTCTCCAGGGAGCCAAGGGCGAACGAGGCCCGTCCGGAGACAAGGGCGATCGATCCGTCACGCCTGGCCCCACAGGAGCGACGGGATCTCAGGGGGACAAGGGATCTCCCGGCCCCCAGGGTGACAAGGGGAGCACCGGCCAGACCGGTCCAGGCGGTCAGAAGGGCCAGCGCGGCGACAAGGGTCACAAGGGGGAACAGGGTGCCAAGGGGAACGTCGGCCCCTCAGGCGGCCCACCCGGCCCGAAGGGCGACCAGGGCGTCAAGGGCGACGCCTCAGCCGCTATCGGACCCACGGGAGCGAAGGGTGCCGCCGGGGCTCCGGGAAGTAAAGGCCCGAAGGGCGCACCCGGCTCCGGATCTCCAGGGAGTCCTGGCCAGAAGGGTGCGACCGGCGGTCCGGGTCCCAAGGGGAATACCGGGCCGACCGGAGCCACGGGTCCCTCCGGAGGGGCCGGTGGAAAGGGGGTCAAGGGCGAGAAGGGTGAAGCCGGGACCGGCGGAGGCCCGCCTGGCAGCCCGTCTCCCGGTTCCAAGGGCGAGAAGGGTCAGAAAGGAGAGATCGGAGGAAAAGGGACCAAGGGCGGACCTGGCCAGAAGGGAGCGGACTCGACCGTCGCCGGACCCAAGGGGTCCACAGGTTCGGCTGGCTCCAAGGGGGAGAAGGGGGACGCCTCACCCGGCGGCACAACGCTCGACCAGGACACCCTGTATCCGGTTCTCAAGCAGACCATCGACGGAGCCAACGTCAGCGACGACGACGTGGACAAGATCGTCGAAATCGAATCTCCCGACCTGAGCGGCTACCAGAGCAAGATCGACATCGAGGCGGACGCCCCCACCAGCAACGAAGAGTTCCGCATCCCGCTGTTCTACAACCTGGACACCTTCCGGGTCACATTGGCTCAGGTCAGCCGGTCATCGGTGGAAACGGGCTGGAAGGCCGGACCGCTGTACGGCGTGGGAACGATCCACCCCTATCCCGGCGGGGAGTTCCAGGACCTGGAGGTCATCAAGTATTCCAACAGCACGGTCGAATTCAACGTCATCTCGTCCCAAACCACCGGAACCCTGTCACTCAAGGTCAAGCGGCCTTCGGACTCCGCCTATGAGACCATCGACCTGAGCTACTCCACGCTATCGGTCATCCCGCTGTGGACCGCGACGGTGGCGGCGGACCACGCCACCAGTTCATGGCTCTCCGACTCGGTGGACCCCCTCACCCTGGACGCTCAACTCGTCTCCGACGGGAACCTGTTCGAACTGAAGCAGGGAACGGCGGGACTGCCCGTTCCGCAAACGGCGGGCAACTACGACGTAAAGGTGGGATCGGACGGAGCCCCCGTGCTGTCCGCCCCTCCGGCGTTTCCCACCTATCTTCCGGCGCAGGTTCCGGCCTGGTCGGCGGATTCCGGTTGGGATCAGAACCAGGTGGTCTCCTACCAGGAGTCGAGCACGGCCCCCTACGAGTTGTTCATCGCCACGGTGGATATCGCCTACACGCCCATCGGCAACCACGTCCCGCCGCTGGATTCCCGGTGGAGAAGGGTCTACGCGGGCGGCGTGCATCTGGACGGGTACACGGTCACCAACAAGGATTTCAACGTCGTCTTCAACGTCGGGTCCGCTTCCACTTCGTCTCAGACCAGCAGTGACTTCTACGGCAACGTGAACATCGACTTCAACAACCTTCCCAGCGATTTCCACGATTTCCAGGGAGGGGGCAGCATCCTGTACGCGTCCGAGACGATGACGCTGAAGATGAAGGCCAACGTGACCTTCGACGTGAGCCTCCGGGCCATCACGGGCGGTTCCGGTTGGAGCGGCTACCTGGCGTTGGTCTACCGGAAGAACAACGGCAGTTGGCTGTCCGCCTACTCCTCTTCCTCCATCGTCAACGTGGCGGCGAACGCCGACGAGACCCACCAACGGACGCTCTCCGCCGCCTCGGATATCGATATCGACCTGGTGGATGGAGACCAGGTGCAGTTCGCCTGGCTCGGTCAAGTGGACTCGGGGGCCTGCTCCTGGACGCTGTTCACGACGGCCACCCAAACCAGGATCTGGCAGATCTCCGGGTCTCTCGGCACCGAGGCCAAGCTGGACTTCGACAAGGACGGCAAGCTGAATCTGGACGTGGACGGCGCAGGACCGTGGAACCTCTACGACGAGGAGGGGTTCACCAAGCGTGGCCTGATGGTCCGGTCCAAGTCGGAATCCCTCACCGGCCAGTCCGGCGTCATCGTCGTTCCCGGGACCGAAATCTACATCGAAGCGTCCCAAGGCGGCACGCACAACGTCCAGATCCCGATCTTCTCCCGGGACCTCCCGGCGCAGAACCGCAGCAACCGCCGCTTGACCCTGCTGTCGAACGTTCAGATCACGGTTCCCACCGGGTCAACGGGAACGGGAAATCTGGCGGTGGTGGCTGGGGGGGCGCCTATCTCGTTGACCGACTTCAGGGTCCAGCTTAGAAACGACAGCACAGGCCAGGAGCGGGAGCTTCTAGGCGACTCCCTGACCGCCACGATTCCGGCGGGCGAGACCCTGGACGTCCCGATGAGCATGGGGCAGTCCAGCGTCGTCTCCATACCGGAATGGTCCAAAGGCGAGATTCTTTCCGGACGCGCCACTCTGGTCTATACCGGAGGGTCGGCGGACTGGATCATCCGAATTCCCCAAGTGGATATCGCGGTCACCTGGAACGCCACGGTCGGCTCCACCGATCAGATCGACCTGGGGCCGGATCGGCTCCCTTCGCACCGCTCCTCCCCGACCGCCGTCCGGACGCACATGGTCGATATCGAGGGAATCCCGGAGGAGTGGGCCGTGCCCACCATCCTGTGGAGCGGCGGGACCGGACTGTGGGGGGGGCGCGTCACCACGGCCCAGACGCTCACAATGTCCGACGACATCAACAAGTACAGGAACCTGGCATTCTTCTGGGACGTTTCCTCCACGAACCTCAATGCGCTGGAGCACGTCATCATCCCGTCGCAGTTGATCAAGGATCTGACCAGCATTCCCGGCGGCTCCACCGGCCAGACGCAGTTGGTCATCCGGTCGTCGAGAGGATCGACCAACGCGGGTTTCCGCATCGACAGCATAGGCGCGACCACCATCGCGATCGGGTCCATCTGGGGATACATCGGGCTGCGTCGGATCTATGGACTGGAACCCGTGAGGCGCTACACGTAATGACCGATGCAATGCAGTTGATCACCAGCCTGATCGAGCGGGTGCAGGGAGCGCCTCCGGTCGTCCTGCGGGCCGATCAGCCCCCGTACATCCTTCTGTCGGATGAGGGTCAGGACCACATGGGCCGCGAACTGGTCGGGGTCCTGATCGCCGACGCTCCGCCGGACGCCATGGCCTCATGGGAGGCGGTCGAAATGTTCCTGATGCGCTCTCCGGACCAGGTTCAGGAACGAATCGATATCTGGTACGGTCCGATCTCGACCTTCGCCGGCCTGGGCCAGCCGAGCGGAGCCTTCGGGGTCTTCCTGGTGCACTGATGTCCGACACCCGTCTCCTGCACTACATCTTCCGAATCCGGGCGGAACTGAAGCGCCTGGAGGCCCGGATCGTGGCCATCGAGGAGAACATGGACCCCGAGCAGATCCAGAGCTTCCAACTCAACACGATGGACACCGTGGACAAGATGTCCGACCAGGTGCTTCAGTTCCAGGAGAAGGTTCTCGCGGTCGAGGCCCTGGTCAACTCCTACGAGTCCAGGGTGGCGGCTCTGGAGGAGAAGCTGTCCGAGCCGGAGGAGGCTCCGCAGACAGAGCCGGAGGTATAGGCAATGGATGTTACATCGGCGAACTTTGACGAAAGACACGCGGATCTGGTCAGTCAGACCCGGACCATCAACGACGCGATCTTTGAAATGTGCGTGCGTGTGGCCAAGGTCGTCAACGTCTTCTTCTGGGAAACGGGCTGCCGGGTGAAGCGGGATGTCTCGGGCGTCACCCCGGTCGTCACCGACTCGACGTATGACAGCGACAACATCTTCACCATGCTGGAACTCGGGCTTCCCAAGGATCGGCTCCGGATCAAGTTCAAGTCCTTCCGCCCGGCGCTCGGGGCCAAGGTGCATATCGAGCAGGGCGACCCGGTGGTCCATCCAGGGAACAAGGAAGAGGTGCTCACGCAGGTTTACGACAACCCTGCGTCAGAAGAGATCTGGGCCACTGTGGATCGTCAGGTGATCGAGTCGCGCCGCCTGAGCCGAGTGGACATGCAGAAGCTGTCCTGGAGCCACTCCCAATCGGATACCGAGAGTTGGCAGAAGAAGGTCGAGACCGAGCTTTCCGCCGGGATCTCCGTGAAGGGGATCGGCCTGAGCGCAAAGGTCACCGGGGAGTACGAGTGGGGAGAATCGTCCACCACGACCTCGGGTCAGGCCGGCGAGAGTGGTGCGGAGATTGGACGGGAGTCCGCCGTGGCAATCGCTCGGGGAGTGGCGGCTGAGTTCACCATCCCGGCCTTCCGCCGAGTCGAGGTCCTGGGCACCTGGGAGCGGTCGATCATCCAGGTCCCGTTCGAGGTGTCGTTCCCCATGGAATTCAACATCGACATCGCCGTTCAGCCGGAGACCGAGGGGTATCAGAAAAAGATCTGGTACACCGACGACGTGGCTCAGCGTTTGGGAGTGGACTACTACTACGCAACCGACGCTTCAACCATCGGCAGCTACGCCGACGAGGAACTCTCCGAAGCGAACGAGGCGAACCGGGACCGCCGCCATATCTATGACAAGTACTTCAAGGACCGGAAGATCTGGGGCGGGGCCAACGCGGACCACATTGAATTCCGGTCCATTGACGACCTGATCCGGGTGCTTCTCACCGGGATCACGCGGGATGCGGAAGACTCCGTGAAGGCGACGTTGAAGGGGAAACCGATCGACGACGCCGACTCCGGTGCGCACCGGGAGATCGTCGAATCCCTGGACAAGCTGAGGAATTCCTCCCTACGGGGATTCTCGGCCAAGGGGCATATCACCTTCGACGACGCTTCGGAGGTCGATATCGAGTGTCGGATGATCGGCGAGTACATGGATAACGGGACCTACCACGACACTCCGTTCGCTCAGGGATAGTGTTACACTGGTCAAGGAGAGCAGTGGCGCTCTCTTCAATACTCCTTGATCCATGCCGGGAGGGGATTCCTACTGCACCCTCCCGGCGAACTTGAAATGGAAGCGACACCAAATTCAAGGGGCGTCCCCCTCGACTACCCGGAGGAAGCGAAAGTGGAAAAGACGGTCATCACCACAGGCGACGGTTATTACATCGGCATCGACATCGGCAGCACCCCGGAAGAGATTCTGGCGGTTCGGGGAGATTACCCGGACAACCAGATGGGCAACGCCCTCCGGGACCGTGGAGTGTTCAAGCTGGCGGACAACCTGGTCCGGGGCATCCCCGACTTCGACAACACTGGCGAGTTTCTCCAGGCCCTGTCCTCGTTCACCGACCTGGCCCCCTGTGCCACCCGTCAGGTCTTCGGTCAGCGGACCATGAGCGACGGCAACGTCAAGCACTACCCACCGCAACAGATCGAGAACGAACTCACGGCGGAGCCGGGTCATCCCTGCAACCTGGCTCATATCGAGTACCAGCGATCGCGTGGCGGCGACGTGTCCGACGCACGGAACCTACTCAACGTCCAGGTGGACGACGAGGGGCGTGCCATCAAGACCGTCCGCTACTTCGGCGAGACCGTGGTCGGGCCGCAGAAGGTCCGCGACAACGGGTCGTGGTTCCCTCGACCTCAGACCGGGGAAGAGGTCAAGGCCGCCTTCCAGGACGCGGTGGACTCCGGAGAACTGACTTCGGACGAACTGGAGATCTGGGCCAGCCGTGCGGACGAGAACTATGCCCTATGGGAATCCGCAGCGTGGGAGATGGGTCCAACGGATGCCGAGCGTGCGGCTGCCCAGGACACCATCCGTGACTTCGCGGCCCGGCTGACCTACTGGATTTCTCAGACCTGATCGGTAGGGACGACATGGCCTCTTGGGACCACATTGCGGAGCGCTTCGTCATCCACGTTTTCTCCGGCGGCGGATTGACCATACTGACTCTGACGGCGTGGTGGTGGGCCGAGAGATTGTTCTCCTGGTGGCCGATTTTCCGTGGGTTGGCCGCTTTCATTATTCCTCTAGGGGTGCCGTTGCTCATCATTTCCGTGCTTGAATTCGGAGATGTAGTGGAGTGGGGAGAAACCAAGAGCTATTTCGACATTGCATCTTGGATGATCGGCCTGGGCGGAAGCGGCTATGGGCTGTACCGAGCGCTTCCTCAGTTGAGACGGATTGAAGGAGAGATCCGGCGGGGAAGAGCATCATGAGTGTGTATTGGGAACTTCTTCTGGGGCTACTCCTTGGAGTGCTGATTGGCCTTTCCACTCTGATGTTTCTTGTTCGCGAGGAGACGAATGAGCCTTGAGGTCATCGGACTGGGACTTGCGCTATTTTCGCTGATTGCCGGGGTTGCACTCTGGCACCAGAAAACGATTTCCCGTCTCCTGCACCTGACCTCCAGGACTCTTGAGGTCGTCACCAAGATCCAGGACTCCTTTCCCATCGAGGAAGTCATCCAACTGATGCGGAACCAGTCCACGCTGATGAAAGAGGTTGAACGGAGCATCGCCCAGTCCGCCGACGCACGGCGAATAGAAATGGAAGGGGTCGTGAAACTGGTCGAAACCGTCCGCCGGGAATTCGCCAAGGAGGTCGCGATCCACGGGGAAATCCTGCGTGACCTGAAACAGAGGGGGAAATGAGATGGAGTGGTGGATCATCGCCGACTCGCTGATCGGGAAGCTGACCACCCTGACGGGGGCGCTTCTAGCCTTCAGCCTGGTGGACCGTATCTTCCTCCGCTGGCTCAACATCCGTGACGTGATTCTCAAGCGGGGGGAATGGGAGAAGCGATCCGTGATGGTTCGCCATGAGGTCATCCGGGGGTGGTTCCTACTGGCGGCGGTAATCATCCTGGGATTCCTGATTGGAGGTGCGATCTGAACCAGATGCGCATTTTCGTCCACTCGGACGGGTGGGTCCAAATGCAGGAGTATCTCCCGAAAGAGGGACGATGGGTTGCCAAGCCGGGGAGGCTTGTGGAGTGGCTTATGGTTTTGTCTCCGACTATTCCAGTCGTCCACGAATCGGAATGAAAGAGAAAACCCTTCGGAACTTGGCGTTTCTGTTGCTGGCTCTCCTGGCTTTCGCGTGGTGTCACGACCGGGCGAAGGCGGATTCCCACTGCGCCCCAAGAGACAAGCCGTGCCTGGTGGAGATCTTCTGGCAGGTCAACAACGATCTGCCGGATCATGTTTACTGGTGGCTCTATGCGCAGATTACCGCTGAGTCGTCATGGCGCTCTGACGTGTCGTCGCCCTATGCGGATGGATTGGCTCAATTCACTGAAGCAACTTGGCAAGACTGGGGCCGGGGGTCGGTGTTCGATCCCCGGAGCGCCTTGACGGCTCAGCGCCTCTACATGGGACACCTGGTCAAGCGGCATGCGGCGACGCTCCAACCGCTCCACTTCGCCAGTCTCGGATACAATGCCGGTCCAGGATGGGCCATACGCGAGCGTCGAGCCTGTCAGGCGCGGTTGGGGTGCAACCCACGGCGTTGGTCCAGGCATGTCGAGAAAGTCTGCCTGAGGCTCGCCAGCGCGTGCAGAGAGAGTCGTCACTACATTCACCGGATCGACCGTCTATCGTCCCAATCCATCGGAGGCTGAAATGGACATCCTGACCCCGATCGCCATTGCAATTCTCACCCCGCCCTGTGCCTGGGTCGTCAAGATGATTCTGGACGGCGAGCGGAAGCGCCGGGTGTTCAACCGCATCCAGGACGACCCCCGACTGCGCGTCGGGCGTCCGATCAGCAGGGTGTTCGACACGACCTCGGGGCGTGACATTCTCGGACCGTGCACGGTCATGGCGATCGACCGGGGCGGGTGGACAGGACCCGGAAAGGTGACGCTCCAGGAAGTCGCATCGGGCGACTTCCTTACGGTCACCGGGATCGAGTTCGAGTCGTTCCACCCATTCTGCCCATGATCTCTCCCAGCCGACTGGTTGTCATTGTTCTCATCACCATCTTCGGCACTTTGGTTCTGGTTGTGGCCCTAACCAGGCTGCTGCCGTCCTGGATTGACTTTCTTCCCGGCGGGAATCAGGCGATCCAGGAAAAGGCAGTCTACGAAGCGGAGCGGGCAGTCAAGGTGCGGGAAACGAAGCGCGCCAAAGAGGCTGTCGAGGCACTGTCCACCGTGCGCCGGGAAGCTGAGGAGGAGCTTGAGGAAGTCGCCGCCGACACCGCAGGGAGCGAATCTGCCGTTCAGGACTCGGAGGAAAAGCTCCAGGAAGTGGAGTCCGAAGCAGAGAGTCTGGCGCCGACCCTCACCCAGGAGCAGGCCGAGACCATAGACCGGATCATCAGCGGATGCCGCGACGCCAACGTATCACTGCTTGGCCGGGTGGATGCTCAGGCGAATGAGTTGGCCGCTGCCCACCGTCTCATCCGCACTTTGCGTGCGGAAAATTCCGCCTTGCGGGAACAGGTGGAAGCAGAGAAGGTGCTCCGATCCCATGCAGAAGAGCGGGTGAATCAATTGACTCGACGGAGGTTCAGGCTGATTCCCGTGGCCTATGCCGGGCTCAATCCGGTGGATGCGGTTCATCAGCGACTGACGCCTCATGTGGGGATCGGAATCGGTGTGACGTGGTGGTGAATCAGCGCTTGCCCCTTCCCCTTCTCCGCTTCTGTTTCGCCCACCATAGCTTGGCAGAGTACCTGACGGCCTCCCTCACCACAGGGTGAGGAGTCATGGTGAGAGCCGCCCTGTTGGCCTTCCTGTCGGAATACCGAGCGCGCCGGAATTCTCCATACAATTTCTTGAACTGGACCTGGCACCACTTGTGAGCCCGCTTTTCGGGCCATCCCTCACCGTTTCTTCCGGCGATTCGTTGCCGTCGATTCAGGGCCATGATCAGGAGCGTCTTCCAAGCCACGGACGGGTCCGGCAGATCGTATTCCACTCGTCCGATCCGGGAGACGTGGAGCCGCTCATCCCCGGGCTCCAGCGCCTTCATTCGGCCATTAACCACCAGGATTCCAGATGGTTCTCCGGGTTGGGGTATCGGGGCCTCCCATCCACAGACGCCGCAGGGCGGTTCGAGGATCGCGGCACCACACTCGGGGCACACGTTCTCCGACCTGTCGGGACGATCCTTCCCGGCTTCCCGGTCCAGATCCTCCGCTTCCTCCAGGTGACTCACTCCCTCCCGCCAGAATTTCAGGAGACGGTCACGGAATCTCGGGATATTCTCCGAATGGCAGTGCCAGATGCATTTGTCCTTGCCGTCGGCGCGGCGCATGGTGCGCCCGATCATTTGCGCCAACTGGGAGAATGCTTTCCGGTATGGGTGGCAGTCGATTCCAAACTTGATATCCGGGACATCGTAGCCTCGATTGAGAGATTCGACGCTCACCAAACCGAGGATGTCTCCGTCCCTGTGGCGTTGAATCAACGCCGCCCGGTCATCAGCGGGGATGGTGTAGTTGACACACCAGAAATCGTGTCCACGATCTCGGAATTCACGGCATAGAGCCTCGCCATCGACGACGGTCGCCGCGAAAACAATTGTCTTCACCGTCTCTCCGAACACCCCAGCGCACCGGTTCTCCCACTCCCTCACCACGTCGCCGACGATTTTCAGAGTCTCATCCGAGATGTCGGCCTTGTCGAACTCCCCGGTAGATGTTTTCTTTGTCGGTTGAATCGGGGTGCCATAGTAAATCGTCGGCTTGGTGAGCCAACCATCGTCACATAGATCCAGTGTCGATCTGACGGTGACGACGCTCTCCCAATAGTTCGCCAGCCCCTTCCGAAACGGCGTCGCAGACAATCCCAACCAGAATTTGCCGTTGTCCCACTGGTCCATGACCCCCTTGTGGACCACGTGGGCCTCGTCCACCACCGTTAGATCGGCCCGTAGCGGTATCTCACGGCGCGCAATGGTCTGCGCGGACAGGATTCTCACCGGCTGGGACCTTCCGAATGAGTTTTTCCCCATGAGTATGCCGTGCTCGACGCCGTATTCGGAGAATCGGTCGCTGGTCTGCTGGCAGAGCGATTCCCGGTCCACGATGAAATCACAGGTTTTTTCGCGCTCCAGTACGCCGCGTATCCAGTCGATCGCCATGATGGTCTTGCCGCTTCCAGTGGGAGCGCATACCATGACGCGCTTCTGTCCGGCGGAGAATCTCAGGCGAAGCTCCTGCTTCCCCTCCTCCTGGTAGGGGTAGAGAGTGATGGGCTTCATGAAGGGAAACACTCCGCGCAACATCCGAGGGAAGGGACGATACGCCTCTGCTGATCGCACCGGCTGCACAACTGAGCAACCCATATCCCCCTCAGAGCCTTCCAGACTTTGATATTTGGGACACGCTCCTTTCTCGCGATTTCCAGATGCGTCTCCCCCAAACTGACCCGGTTCGCCCAGGCCATATTACGATCGTGGAGTTCCTTCGCCGTCATCATCACTCACCCCGCACGTCAGAGGAGACTTTGACGATCTCCTGGATCTGGCTCGGGCTGAGATTCTGCTGCCAGGACTTCACGTCGTACCGGTCGATGATCCCGTGGTCCCCTGTCTTGATGCGGTCGACTATGGCACGGGTGACGGAATCAGTCAGTTCCGATCTCCACTCATCCGAGCCCGGTTGAGGGACGATTGAGCTTCCTTCGTCGGTTATTCTGACCTGCCAGTCGAGGAGCCGTTTGACCGCAAGCTTTCCCTTTTCCGGGAGCGCATCCATCAGCGATCGAGCACCCGGAGACTCCATCAACCCATGCCGCAAGTCCATATTCAGGGACTTGATCGCATCCATCAGAGCCTTGGCGTATATCCTAAGATCCTCCAGTGGAGTAGCACTCGTCACGGGAGGATTGCACCTGAATTCCCCGTTGACCACCTCCGCCGTGACGCTCGGAACCGGCGTCTCTTCTTCCTGCTGGTCCGACATTTCCACGGCCTCATAGTCTCCCGTCTCGATCTGAAACCGAGTGCGGAGGAAATATTTGAGGCAATAGGTGCGCCATGACTCGGCTGTCTGCGGACCCGTAATCGGGACCGCGATCGTGTACGGGACCGGCTGCTCGTCGTAGTCCGGCGACCGCATCCAGCACTCAGCCGTGACTTCCCAGTGCGGCTTGCCGGCGGGCGACGTGAACGGCTTGATTTCCACTTGCCGCACCATCGGCTCAAGATTCCATCTGGCCAGCAGGGGCCGAATCATGGCATACACGTCGTCCGCCGTGGCGAATTTGTATTTCCCATGTGGATTCCATCCGTTTTTCGCGACGGGCGTGATCGCTCCCCGGACCTCGGCTAGGGAGATTCGGTGCTGGTGGCGGCGGAGTTCTCTGCTCGGCCATTGTTTCGATTGCCCCAGCATATCCTCCAGAGACGAAAGAACTTCCTCAGCTTGTATCGTGCTCATTTCACTTCTCCTATCCGTCCCGAGTCCTTGCCTGAGCCCGAGCCCCAGCCCTCTCCCGAGCCCCAGCCGGTTCCGGCTCCCGAGCATGAGCCCGAGCCCGTTCCCATGCCCGTTCCCGTTCCCCAGCCCGAGCCCGAGCCCCAGCCCGTTCCCCAGCCCCATACCGAGCCCGAGCCCCAGCCCGTTCCGTTCACGAGTACTCCCCGCGATGGACAGGGAACTCACGGATCGACTGCTCCGCCTTCTGCGAGCACAGGATCTGCTCACAGGAATCCGTGATCCTCACGACCTTGACGGACGGGGGGATCTGGCTGCCCTTCGCCAGTCCATTCGTGGCCACTCCGGACAGCGTGTGGGTGTGGCCAGCAGCCCGCCATGACCACAGCCGCCGGGCGTCGGAGAGGACGACCACGGAGCCGTCAATAGACTCCAGGACTCCGGCGTGGACCCCCGAATCCCTTCCCCGGGAGATGATGTAAGACCCAACTGCAATTTTAGTCATTTTGAAACCTCCTTGATCCGAACGTATTTGGAGTCGGGACGCCGGAACCGCTCCAGGGCCTCCTCTCCATAGTGCTTTGTCGCTGCAGTCTTGTAATCGATGGAGCCTTTCCTGCGGACCTCCTCGACCCGGACCAGACCGCCGATCACGCCGGTCTGGTCCAGCCGCAGCAGGGCCGACCGTGCTCGCTTGAGCCGATCTGCGGCCAGTTTCGCGGCGCGGTTGGCCTCGATCCATTCGTGGGAGATCCGGATTTCCTCGTCCTCCTGGACGACGGGACGGGCCTTGATCTTGCCCAGCACACCGGAAGATTCCCACGCCGCCTCCAGCTTCGGCCAGTCTTTCAGCAGCCGAGCATGCGTGACTTCGATTTCGATGGGGATTCCATTCCATGGCGGATGGACCGCATAGATGCAGATATCCATGTACGGCGGCAGGCAGTACGCCTGCTGCACCAACTGCCACCAGTAGTGCTCCGGAATGAAAGTTTTCGGGTCGTTCTGCGGGCCGTACCCATTTGCCAAGACAAGCGTCAGAGACTCCGGACTGGCCGGAGCTTTGATCTCCAGCCATCGACCGCCGGTGGACCAGTAGCCGTCGAGCGACGCACCATAGAGACCGCGCTCGAAGCACGCGGGCTGATAATCGGCCCAGTCGCGTCTATTGATCTCGGATCGGACGCGGTGCTCCCGCTCATGGCCATCGAGCCACATATTCCTGACCCAATCGGTCACGGGGGGCGGCTCCGCGCCAGCCTTCACGTCTCGCAACTGATCGACGGTCTTCAACTGCCAGTAGTCGGGCGCACAGCCCATGACTATGGCCGCCTCGGATGCCTGGAGACGGCGGCGCCGCCACTCAAGCCACTGCGTCGATCCCTGCGCCAGATCAATCCTCTGCGATTCGTCCATGCCCGCCATGATACTACAGGCATGCAGGCATGTCAAGTTTATTTTTGGATTTTTCCGATAGCATGAAAACGGGGGGGGTTGCATACCGAATCGATTCGTGAAATAATCTCCAATATGCCGTATGTCCTGGAAAAGCCAGTCATCGGGCGCTGCATCGATTGCGGCTGCCCGGTGCCGCAGAAGGCGGGGAGAGGCCGGATGAAACTCCGCTGCCGTGAGTGCAACGCGGCGCACAAGAGAACCTACGACCGCCGTTTCCATCGGAGGCGTCGCCGCCGACTCAAGGCTGAGCGCGAGGCATCCGCATGAGAGGGCAGACCCAGCGGTATGTCCGCCCGACGCGGTGGACTGAGGCTCGGGACTACTACTGGGACCTCACGGACCCACGGAAGGACCACTCGCCCCGCGCTCAGCAGCGGCGCGCCATCAAGCGCTGGCACGGTGACGGACGCCTGGACCTGAACCCGCGCAACCGCGCCATATGCAGCCTGTATGTTGAGGGTTTCACCCAACGCGAGATCGCCGCCAGAGCCCGCCTGACGCAACCCCGAATCTCTCAGATCCTCAATGCGGATCGCCGCCGCCAGTCCGCCGAAGACCTGGAATTCTGCCAGGAAAACCTGCCTGTCACCTGTAACGTTACAGGTGACAACAATATTAGAAAATCTAATGGAGAGGGGGGTATAAATGCCTATCACCGTGGGGGGAGAGGTCTTAGTGGAGATCCGGAGGTTCCTTGTTCTTATTCTTCTATTACAAGTACTACTGGTAATACTAGGAGGGGGAACATGACTGTGCCTTGTAACGGTACAGGTGACACCAGCATCACTCCGACTCTGACGAGGAGGTTCACGCCAGAGGAATGGAAGCGGGCGGTCCCTGGATTGAAGCGGGTCGGGAAGCAAATCCAGGGGCCGTGTCCGAATTGTGGAGGCAAGGACCGATTCCACGTCAACATCGAGCCTCCCCACCTGTTCGGCTGCCGCCAGTGCGAAGATGGAGCGTCCATGATGCGGGAAGCAGGGTTGCTCCAGGATGCCTCATGGAGGCATCGTCCGCGCATGAGGCCACGGAAGAGCGGGTGGAAGAAAGGCACGCCGAGAATTCCGAGCTTCGGGCTGCCCCGCCACCGGAGCAAGATGTCCCTGGCTGACTACGAGGCCGCCGCCACTGAAGAGCCTGGCAGCGTCACGGACTTGTCCTGGGAGGATATCCCCGCACTGGCTCTTGGAGGATCTGAAATCGAGCGGGAACTGGAGAAGACGCGGGAACTCGCTGATCAAGAACTGGCCGAGAATCTGGACGTGGACTGGGGAATCACCGATGAGCGTTACGCCGAGCTCATGCAGCCGGTCCCTGACCCGTCCGAACTCATGGCCGAGATCCGATTCTTTCTGCCCCACGGCGACGTGATCCTGCCCTTAAAGCACCTGCGGAGACTGATTCCTGAGGCCAAGAGGCTGGGGATCGATCTGGCTAAGGCCATGTGGTCCATTGCCGAGGAGCGGAAGCGGGCGGCTGCCCGACGATGAAGAAACGCAAGCGAGAGAAGAAAATCTATAACTCGGGTCGGTGGCGTCGGCTGCGGGCCACAGTGCTGGACAGATTCCCGACCTGCAACTACTGCTTCCGGCTGGCCACGGTGGTGGACCATATCAAGCCCATTTCTCAGGGCGGTGATCCGTGGGATCTAAGCAATCTTCAGCCGCTCTGTGCAAAGTGCCACAGCGGCACGAAGCAGAAGGCGGACAAGGCGGCTCTGGGAAATCCCGATTTCAAGACAGGGTGGCCTTCCGATCCGGAGCACCCCTCGAATCTCTAGGGCGGCCAGCCTGACTCGACCCCCTCATCGGCCAGAGCTCGCATGTACTCCATGCCCAAGTCTCCAGCCACCCTTTCCTGTTGAGCCTCATGGGACCAGAGCCGCTTGACGGACAGATCAACGTCTCCTCGAAGTGTCTCGATCTCTACGGTCAACTGGCCTCTGCTCATGGCGGGCGTTGAAAGCCTCCCCGCATACTTCAACCCGGTGGGATTCCAGCTTCCGCTGGAGTGGTAGATCCATTCGATGACGACGGCCAGCGGGCCTGTGTCCTGGATGAACTGAACCCTTTGGGCCGGAGGAATCATGGACAGGGACAGGCTCAACCGACGATCGGGTTCCCCGGTGGACAGTTCCAGTTCCGAGACGGATAGAACGTCACCCACTCCGGACCATGTCTGAGAGTCGTAGGTCAGGGTTCCCCAACCCGTCCAGAGGCGCTGAACCGTAGAGGTGTTGATCTCGATTGTCTGGGCGATTCGCATAGCTGAAGTATACTCGGTCCAGCATGGGGTTCATCGTAGCGGCGTTTGCCGCAATCAAGGCTTATCTGATCGCGCATCCGATTATCGCCGCCGTGGTGTATGCGGGCATTTCCATAGGGACGTCCGTGATTGCCCGGCTGGTGACGAACAGGAACCGTCCCGACACCCGCGACTTCTCAGACCCTAAAACCACGGTGCGCGGGGAGATCGTCGCGGCTCGCCACGTCCTGGGCCGCAGGAGAACCGCAGGGGTTCTTGTCTATTGGGGATGGTCGAAGTCCAGCCGTACCGCTCATATGGGGCTTCTCATATCGGAGGGGAAGTGCGACAAGATCGACGGCGTTTGCTGGATTGACGGCAAAGAGGTTCCCCTGGTCCGAACCTCCATGACTGGGGGTGACAAGCTGACCCCCCGGAGCGACTCGGACTATTTCGGCAAGGTCGAGTTCCGGGAGTACTTTGAGGCCGATGGGACTCAGGGATCCGCCATGCAGTCAGCGGTGTATCCCACGGGGTCAAGCGGGGGGACCGAGTACGAGCAGGAAGATGGTACGTGGGACTATTTCCCAGACCCGTCCACGATCCATCAACGCCCGGAAGCGACTCCGACCGACGTGACCGAATTCGTCACCGAGTTTCCGCCCTGGACGACTGAGCACCGTTTGGAGGGGGTCTCGTGGGTGTTCGTCAAGCTGACGCAGCCGGCTTACGAGACCATCGAAGATCGATTCTGGTCACGAGTTCCGAACATCGAGTTTCTGGTCCGTGGCCGCCACCTGACCATCCAGGACCCATCGGCATCCGCAGCGTCCGGCGACACGGTGACCCGGTACACGCGAAACGCCGCTGAGATTCGGTGGTGGTGGGAGGTGACGCAACGGGGCCGCCTGGCGTCGCAGGTGGACCTTGCCGACTACAAATCCGCCGTCTCCTTGTGTGGAGAGACCGTGGATGCGGGAACCTTGCCCGCCGGGTATTCGGGATGGCCTTCGACGAGCACCCGGTATGCCATCGATGGAGTTCTGGAGACCGGACTGAATGCTTCGACCGTCGAGGCGGAGATGGACGCGGCGTGGGCGGGGGAGGTGATCGAGTCGGGAGGCATCCTTCACTTCCGCCCTGGAAAGGATATCACCACGGTTTCCACGACAATCACCGAAGCGGACCTGGCAGGTCCTGACCCGGTGGTGCAGCCCTGGCCCGCGCTTCAGGACCGGATCAACGCGGTTCAAGCGGTGATCTCTCAATCCTCGGTGCATGAATTTCAGTCCCTGACGCTTCCGATCTTCCGGGATACCGCTGCCCAAACCAGGGACGGAGAACAGAGAACCCAGCAGATTCGACTCAATCTCGTGACCGATCCCGTCGCCGCCGGACGCCTCCAGGCAACGCTTCTGCGTCAGCAGAGGGAGTCCATGAGGATTGATCTCACAGTCAATCCTGGGACGGACTTCGGGCGTCTCGGCCTGATCCCGACGGACAGGGTGCAAGTGACTCTCCCGGAGTTCGGATTGTCGGACAAGCTGATGTCGATTTCCAAAGTCCAATACAACCCGGATTGGACTTTGAATCTCCAGCTTCGAGAGGACTGGCCGGGGACCTACGACGACATCTTGGATCTCCCTCCCCTGGAAAGCCGGGTGATTCGGATACCAGGTGCTCAGCCGGGGGTCGTTCCGGATCTCACAGGTCTGACGGTGGGAGATACGGCCACCATAGCCACGGATGGAACCACGGTCATCTTCCTGAATGTCTCATGGGACCCGGCGACAGTCGCATCCACGGAAATCGAAGTTGATTCGGCGCCGGTTGGAGTCAGCACTGGAGACTCGTTCGATCTTCCTGGCCTGGTCGTGGGCCAGACCTATTCCATTCGGGCGAGGCATGTCAATTGGAGCGGTATCCAGGGACAGTGGACATCCGCCGTCAGTCATTCGGTCACTGGAGACCAGACGTCGCCTGGAGCTATCACCGGAGTGACGGCGACGGCGATCGCTGCCGGCCTGACGCTCTCCTGGACCAATCCCACGGATGCGGACCTGGGCTTCGTCGATATCTTCCTGGGCACGGCGACAGGACCGCCCCAATTTGCACGGATTGCGGCAGGCACCTTCTTCGAGGCGGGCGGGCTGACTGGGGAGACGGACTACTACGTCCAGTTGCGTGCGGTGGACCGCTCCGGGAACGAGGGATCAAAGACCACTGAGATCACCGTCACCACCCTGGCGGCAGCCGATGTCCAGGCCGATAAGCGGACCCCATCCACTCCCACCGTGGCGGCGTCGTCACAGGGTGAATCCCCTGGTGGCGGATACCGGATTCTGATCGGGGTCACTCCATCCGACGATGTGGCACGGGAAGAGTCGGATCGGGCGGAAGTCCACCTCTCCAAGACGACCTCGGGATGGACTGCTGCGGATGGATTCCCCTCGTCGTCCCGGCTTCTCAAGTGGGAACAGGGGCCGGTCGATTACAAGATCATCCCGGTTGAGGACTACGGAACCTACTACGTGACGGCCCGTGTCCGGAACCCTCTGGCGACGGACCAGTGGTCGGACTTCTCGACTGCGGTGACCGTCATCACGTCATTGGAAGCCGGCGGCGACACGGGGCGCCCCAGCGCTCCCACGGTGTCCGTGACCCGTGCGTCGGCTCCCTCAGCTTCTCCGGCGACAAAGGGCCAGACCGGAGATCTGGACATCTCCTTCGTCACGGGATCGGGAATGCTTCTGACCATCGAACGGCCCACCAGCAACTATCGGTCGATCTGGTCATACGACATCCAGGTGGACGACAGCGATTTCCCCTCGTCCAGCTTCAACCTGACCACTCAACTGGACGGTACTCTCGCCAATGGAACGGGAACCGGGAAGGTGGAGCCGGGATCGAAGGATTTCACCTTCGATTCTCCGGATGCCTCCTTCACGTCGGCGCTTCTCCAGGGCCGGGTCGTCTACCTGTACAAGTCGATCGACGAAGCCACGGGGGAAGTCGGGCTTCCCTACGCCTATTCCATCGAGTCCTACGACGCCGCCACGGGCGTCGCGACGCTCAAGGGAGACGCTCCCCGGCTGGCTCCGGACGCCTCCTCTCCCCCGACGGATGCCGACAAGACGTTCAACTTCGCTCTGGCCGCCTCCAAGACCGACCCCTGGTTGTCCGTCCCTTCCGATCTTCTCTGGATTCAGACCATCGAAGCCAGGGAGAACCTGTCCACAGGTGAATGGGCCGCCCCGGAAGTCACCAGGGTCCCGCTCCCCTTCTCCGAAGCCTGCAACGTCCGCGTCCGGGCGCTGGGCATCTATGGGCTGGGTCCATGGGGAGAAGACTCCATCTCCAGTTCCGAGATCAGCCTGACCATCCCTCAGGACACCATCCCACAGGGCGATCCCGGCGCCATTGGACCAACTGGCCCCAAGGGGCCTGTCGGATTCCCCGGCCAGCAAGGAAATCCCGGCCAGAAAGGCGACAAGGGAGAAAAGGGAATCAAGGGATTCCCCGGTCAGCAGGGAAATCCTGGAGACAAGGGAATCAAGGGAGGACCGGGACTCAAGGGTGAGCCTGGCCAGCAAGGCAACCCAGGACAGAAAGGGAGTCTCGGAGCCAAGGGTCCCGTGGGAGTCACCGGTCCCAAGGGCGGCCCTGGTCCCAAGGGAGACGACGGCCCGACGGGCGGACCCGGTGGCGTTGGTCCCAAGGGCGATACCGGTCCGAAGGGGGCAGATGGTCCTGCCGGAAATCCCGGCCCGAAGGGCGACGCCTCCACGGTGAAGGGTCCCACCGGCTCTCCCGGAGCCAAGGGAGAGCCCGGCCCTCAGGGAGCGACTGGAAAGGTTGGCGGTCCTGGTGCAAAAGGCCCGCAGGGCGCGACCGGCCCACAAGGTGCGACTGGTGGGCCTGGCCCCAAGGGAGACCCTGGCGTCAAGGGAGTGCTCGGCCCGCAGGGAGCCGCCGGAGGTCCTGGCCCGAAGGGCGACGCCGGCCCGAAGGGCGACGCCTCCACGGTGAAGGGGCCGACGGGTTCTCCCGGAGCGGCTGGAAATCCTGGCCCGAAGGGTGATACGGGTCCGCAGGGGACGACTGGCCCGACTGGAGCCGCCGGAAATCCTGGACCCAAAGGGGATACCGGAGCCAAGGGAGTCCAGGGTCCGCAGGGCATTCAGGGGCCGACTGGAGGTCCTGGAAGTGCCGGTCCCAAGGGTGCTCCTGGAAGCGCCGGCCCGAAGGGCGACGCCGGCCCGAAGGGCGACGCCTCCACGACTCCCGGACCGAAGGGAAGTCCTGGCCCCAAGGGGGATGCCGGGCCGCAGGGTTCCCAGGGCGACGCCGGAGCCAAGGGGCCTACGGGCGGACCCGGTGGGGTCGGCCCTCCCGGTGGGCAGGGAGATCCTGGCCCGAAGGGCGACGCCGGCCCGAAGGGTGAAGCCTCCACGGTCAAGGGTCCGACGGGGAGTCCCGGCTCCAAGGGCGAGCAAGGCCCTCAGGGAGCGGCTGGCCCTCCTGGAACGGCCGGAAATCCTGGACCCAAAGGGGATACCGGAGCCAAGGGAATCCAGGGGCCTACCGGGGCCACTGGAAATCCCGGAGCAAAAGGCCCGACCGGAAGCGCAGGATCGGCTGGCCCGAAAGGGCCGACGGGAGATCCGGGTCCGAAGGGGGACAAGTCCACGGTCAAGGGTCCGACGGGGAGTCCCGGCTCGAAAGGTGATACAGGTCCGCAGGGAGCTACCGGCCCGACCGGAGGTCCTGGAAGTGCCGGCCCCAAGGGCGATACCGGGGCCAAGGGAATCCAGGGGGCAGTCGGACCGACTGGAAACCCCGGAGCCAAGGGAGGTCCTGGACCCAAAGGCGGACCCGGCCCGACTGGGGCCGCTGGAAATCCCGGCCCGAAGGGCGACGATGGTCCGAAGGGTGAGCCTTCCACGACTCCCGGCCCCAAGGGCAGCCCTGGCCCCAAGGGCGACGACGGACCGAAAGGGGATCTTGGACCAGCCGGTGGGCCTGGCGGGGCTGGCCCCAAGGGAGACACCGGGAATCCAGGTCCCAAGGGTGTGGACGGATTGCCGGGGGCGGCGGGGAGTCCCGGTTCCGACGGAGACCAGGTGTTCGTCTACTACACCAACGCGCCGGCGGACACCGACCCCGACACTTTGCGCCCGGTGACGAAGCTCGACGATGGAAGGTGGACCACCTCATCGGGCTATTATTGGTACGGCGACGCGACGCAGGTGCCGTAAGGAGGATGAAATGCCATTGACCGCAGCGGGTGCTCAGATCTGCTTCACCGCCCTGGTGGGCGGCGGGCAGACCAGCACGTCCCGATACTATTCGCTTCACACTGCGGAGCCCGACGGAACCGGGTCCAACGAGATGTCCGGTGGGGGCTATGCCCGACAGGCAGTCGGTCCCGCCCAGTTCACCGCTACCGGTGGGGTCGGAGACAACGACGGGGCCATCAACTGGTCCGACATTCAGACTATCCCGACTCACTTCGGGATCTTCGACCAGGCTACCGGAGGATCGTTTCTCGGGTGGGGTTCGATCTCGCCCGCCATCACCGGCTTCACGGCGGGCTCGACGATCCAGTTCCCGGCAGGCGATCTCGACTTGACCATCAGCACGTCGTGATCCTGTGTGGAATCTCTACATCACCACGGCCAACGGGGCGTCGATCTGGAGCATCGATCCTGACGGCGATGCCGCAGAGGGGACGGAGGTCTTTCAGCTTCCATCGGACGTGGGAGAGGCTTCCGGACTGGCCTGGTGGGGGCCGTACCTGTTCCTGGCGAACAACACCAACGACGACCTGTGGGAGATCCGTCCGCAGGACAACGGGATGGGGCATCGCCTCCGGGCGTTCCCTTCCGGTCTGACCTCCCCCTACGGGCTGGCCGTCACGGATGGCGGGCGTCTCTTCGTGGTGGACGACGCCACGGACTCCCTCTACGAATTGGACCCCTACGGCTCCGATGAATCCATCGTGGCTTCGAGGTCTCTCCCCTCCGGGCTCGGTTTCCCCACTGGCATGGGGCCTTCGGCGGACGGCCTGTCCCTGTTGCTGGCGAGCACCAACGGGCTCTGGTCCCTCGACCCCGACGGGTCCGCCGGCGAAGGAACGAAGCTGCGGGGTTGGCCGTCTGGAATCGGATACCCCAACGGGATCTCCTGGTACAACGGACGCTGCCTGATTGCGGACTCCATCTTCCAGTCGGCGGATCTGTGGGAGGTTGACCCGGCGGGAGCGGACGGGGAAGGGACGGAGCTTCGGAACTTCCCTGGTCCCCTGACCTTCCCGGTGGGGATGACGGGGTTCCTCACCCCGGTCGAAATCGCAGGTGTAGTCACCACGTCGGCCACGCTCGCTTCCGGTGGGCAGGCGGTGCCCCCGCCCCTGACTTCGGGTGCTTCTCTTTCCTCATCGGCCACGCTCTCCGCTTCGGCGGTGATCCGGGTGGAAGCGGCGGCATCGCTATCGGTGGCTGCAGCCACCCTGACGGCCACGGGGGAAGCGACGGAATACCTAGTCGCAGCCGCGTCTCTGGCCTCCGGAGGCTTCACAGGCGCAGGGGCAGTCCCGCATATCGCGAAGGTCCGGTGGCAGGTGGACGGGATCGCCGCCGACCTGGAATCTCTCGCCAAGGGCGATTTCGGGACGCCGCGTCAGATCCCGGAGGATGTCGTTGTTGCTCCGAAGGGCGAGAAAGGCGAGAAGGGCGGCAAGGGTGGACCGGGTCCGATTGGGCCTCTTGGGCCGATCGGTCCGGCTGGAACGCCTGGGGCCAAGGGGGCTCGCGGACAACAGGGACCGGCTGGCGTGGACGGAGAAGGTGGCGGCAAAGGAATCAAGGGGGAGCCGGGCCAGCAAGGCAACCCCGGCAAGAAAGGAAACAAGGGCCCGAAAGGAATCAAGGGATTCCCCGGCCAGCAGGGTAAGGGCGGGAAGATTGGAAAACAGGGGAAGCAAGGTGAGAGAGGCCCCTGGGGCGCGCCTCCCAGCCCTGGCCCGAAGGGAGACCCTGGAGGGCCGGGGGATAAAGGGGACCAGGGAGATAAAGGGCAGAAGGGCGAGGGACCCAAAGGGAAGAAAGGCATGAAGGGGACCAAGGGCCAGAAGGGGGAGTCCGCGTTCCAGGATGGCTACAAGGTAGGGTTTGCGGACGGATACTCGGCGGCGGGGTGTTGAGCAATGCCGATCCGGTGGGCGATTCGAGGGACAGCCGACGCGGGGGCGGATCTGGCCGCAGAGGATTTCGGGGCAGTTCAAACCGCATCCGTAGGATTGCCGGGCGGACCCGGGCAGCCGGGCTCCAAGGGGCTCCCCGGTGGATGGGGCGATCCGGGAACCGATCCGGGTCCGACTGGAGACCCCGGCCCCAAGGGAATCCCGGGCCAACAGGGGCTCCCCGGCGAGGACGGAACGCCTGGCGATCAGGGGGCCAAGGGGGCGACTGGACAACAGGGTGGGCCCGGCTCCAAAGGCCGGAAAGGAGGCCGTGGAACGAAGGGATTCCCTGGACAGCAAGGCGACCCTGGAGGGCTGGGTCCGGACGGCAAGCAGGGAGAACCGGGGCAGCCGGGTCAGAAGGGGGACGATGGTCCGCCGGGAAACAAGGGGCCGACGGGGCTGGATGGGGACGATGGACCGGAGGGAGATAAAGGTGAGGAGGGAGACCCTGGAGATGCCACTCCAGGGGACAAGGGAAGTTCCGGAGGTAAAGGACAGAAGGGAACGGACACGTCTCCCGGCTGGGGTGCGGGGTATTCAGCCGGATGGACCGATGGCGTAGACGAGTGCGCGAGCGGGAATTAGATGCCGATTGTCTGGACCATTGATGCAGCGGCGGGAGACTCCACCGAAGTGGCGGCGGGAGACTTCCGCCTGGCGGAGGTTCTGCTCGGACCTACCGGCGCTCCCGGCGAAAGAGGAGCCAAGGGGGACAAGGGGCCGCCCGGCCCCAAGGGCGGAGTCGGCCCGACTGGAGGCTCCCCGCTGGGAGTGCCGGGAGACCCCGGATTCAAGGGGGCGGCGGGGCAGCAAGGATCTCCAGGGGAATCCGGAGATGTTGGGGAAGCGGGACAGAAAGGCTGGCCCGGCCAACAGGGAAGTCCCGGTCAGAAGGGGGAAAAGGGGAAAATTGGAGAACCTGGAAATCCTGGCCAGCAAGGTCCTCCGGGGGAGAAAGGGAAGCAGGGGCTCCAGCCGACCGGCAGCTACCTCTACTTGGGACCCAAGGGAGATCTTGGCCCGCAGGGTAAGGAGGGGGAGAAAGGCCCGAAAGGAGATAAGGGCAAAGGCGCGAAGGGAGACAAGGGAGATAAGGGAGATAAGGGCGACTACAATCCCGATTCCTAGGGGTTCGGATCGTGCACCCAGCGCCACGTTCCGCCGTGCTGCGTGGTCCACTTGTCCGTGTCGCCGACCTGGATCGGGGTCAGATCTCCCGGAGCCTGATCGCTGGGGAAGTGGATGAGCCAGATACGTGGTGCGGTGGCCGACAGCGGAGCGCCGACCTCCCGAGGCGTGCTGAAATCTGCGGGGGATGTCGGGGGAGACCCTGCGGGAGAGGTTGTGCAGTACCAGGGCATCAGGGGCTCGTTGGGTAAAACTCAAACCAGGGGCCGTTGTCGCCATCCTGGAAGCGTCCGGACGGCTGAATATTGAGCCGGGCATGGAGTCTCTTCTGAAGAAGCGCCACGGCTTCCTCCACTGTTTCTCCTCTGGCCTGGTGTTGGCTCCCGTAGACGGCAATGAACTTGTTCGGGGCTAGTGACTCGGACAGGGAGTCGTTTACTCGGAACACCTTGATGGGGTGAGGAAGCGACGCCATCCGGCGTTCCTCCAGTGGGCCTTTGTCTCCGATCTTGTACACGTTGGGCCCGCACCCGACTGTGAATGAGAAGTTCATGCGCAAATCCATGACGCAAGCTCGGCCAGCAGGATAACCGCCGACAAGAACACTCCGGCGATCATGACGACGGAGCACACAGCGATGAGTCTCCACAGCCAATCGTGCACGATCATGAGGGTTCGGTCTGCGTTCATGCCAGACAACAGCATAGCATATGGGGTGGACAAAATGCCTGCAGCAGGATAGTCTCTCCTCATGCTTGGACCGTATGCCGTAGTGAACTGCTTGAGCCGATGCGAAGCGGAGAGGTGGCGCAAGAAGATGGCGGCGGCCACTGACATGGGGCGAGGGGGCATCCAGGGATCGAACAGCGTGGATCTCGAAACCCGAACTTCCTGGGTCGGGTGGCCGGACCATGACCTGTTCGCTCCCCTCTTTTTCCAAGTCACGGAAGCCATCAGAGACGCGAACCGGAGAAACTGGGGGATTCACCTGGATGGGTATGCGGAATGGCAACTGACCCGCTATGACGCGGGGGAATCGGGCCACTACCACACTCATGTGGACACGGACTGGTCTAGAGGTCTGGCGTCCTGCCGGAAAGTATCGGCGTCTCTGCTTCTCTCGCCCGGGGAGGCTTTCGAGGGTGGGGATCTGGAATTGGTGCATGTCGGAGGGCCTTCACGGGAGGACGTGAGGTCGGTGGGGAAGCTGGTGGTGTTCCCGTCCATCGTCCCTCACCGGGTGTCTCCGGTGACGAAGGGGACCCGGTGGAGCCTGGTGACGTGGCAATGGGGGAGGAACTGGCGTTGAAGTACGTGAGGTATCTACATCCCGAGAACAGCATGACTTTTGTCGTCTATGCATTGGCAATGGTGGCGATTTTCGGATGGGTCATGCACGTCTATGTCGAAAATGAGGAGGCAGGACTCAGGCTTTACCATGACTACTTGCGTAATCCGGAGAGCCCCGAGGTCATGGAGAGGATGAGGGAGAATCCAAACGTCTACCAGAGGTATGTCTTGAAGGACCCGGGCTATCAGGTCCGGAATGCATCCGGACCCTCAGGGACCCAAGGCCCTGGATTTTTATCCATGGCATTCCTCGTCTTTGGGGGGATCATTCTAATTAGGATGCTGTGGTAGGAGGACAGACACGTTGAAGTATGTGATCCACGGACGACCGGACCGGAACATCGAAAGGTTGTTGAAGGACCTTCAGGGAAGTGGTTCCGTCTCGCCAACCGTGATCGACTCGGCCCGGATCAAGTCGGAAGCGGAGATGCTGTTCCCCTGCCAAACGTGGCGCGACCCTATTGAGCACTCGCTTCTGACGCAGGGTGAGTTGGAGTGTTTTGCCGGTCACCTGATGGCCTGGGAGAGGATTGCCACGGACACCATGAATCCCGGTGGGATTGTCGTGGAGGACGACGCTGAGATCGTCAGTATCGAGGGTCTGTCACGGGTCGTGAAGGAAGTGGAGGAATCGAATCTGGATCTCGTCTATCTGGGTGGGAAGCCCATGGAGGAGGTCGCTGAGGGCTTCCCCTATACGTACTGGACGGTAGGCTATTGGGTCTCCCCTGCGGCAGCATCTCTTCTGAGCGCGGCGGTCATTCGGGGAGCCATCGTTCCTGTGGATGAATTTCTGCCGTACCACTATGGCCGGGGCCCGGTGCGCCGGATTTTACACTGCCAGCACAAGCAGTTGGGACTGAAGGTGGACCGGGCAGATCCGTTCGTCGTGGTTCCTGCCGCACGTGACGATGGTGGAACTCACCACTCGGTCAGCCCTTCCGCCTTCAAGGTTTCCCCGGTGGTCGTCGCCACGGATCGGGACAAGGCTAAGGAGACTCTGGAGAGCTACGAGCGGAATGGGTTCACCGACGTCACCGTCCTGGGAGAAGACTCCGAGTCCTGGAGCACCGAGGGACGGGGCGGCATGGAGAAGGTGCGACTGTGGCAGGACCACCTGAAACCGGTCGGAGATTACAAAAGAAGGACGGTCTGGCTTTTCTCCGACGGTTATGACGTGCGGGTCCATGTCAACGAGGCTGATCTTCTCAAGCGTTTCGCCGAAATGGATTGCGACATTCTGGTGTCGGGGGAAGAAACCTGCTGGCCGGATGAGAGCCTGGCGGATGACTTCCCCGCTCCGGTGGGGAGTGGCCGGGGGCGCTATCCGTGCTCGGGTCTCTGGATGGCGACGGATGAAGCGGCTCGGGCACTGTTGATCATCGACGATCCTCTTGTCGAGTCGGACGATGACCAGGAGTGGCTCCAACGGAGGATTCTGGGCACCAAATTCCGGGTCCGGATCGATGACGAGGGTTACGTCTTTGCCAATCTGAACCAGAAGAATCAGCCGGTGACGATGAATCGCGGGCATCCGTATGTGGCGAACACGGGTTGCTACCCGGCGATCATCCATGCCAATGGACCGTCGTCGTTCGAGGACCTGGACAAGATGGCCGCGCCGCCCGAGGGGGTTGACTTTTCGGTTTCGGAGGGAGCCCGTTCGAGTTGCCACCTGGTCTGCAGGGATATTGTGACCGTGCCGTTTTTCACCGAGGAACAGGCTCTTACGCTGGCCCGGATCGGAATAGGAAGCGACGGGTGGAAGGCACTCAAGGGCGACAACGTTCCGGGGGATGAGTTGCGGCTCAGGGAGATCGGGTTGTTCGAGACGATCGAGGAGGCTCTCAAGAGTCAGTTGAAGCACCGTCTTCCCACGGTCTGGCCGACTGCCGGGTGGAAGGGTGCAAAGGACCTCTTCCTGATTCGGTACGAGCTCGGGAGGCAGCCTGGAATCAGGAATCATGAGGATATCTCCTACATTTCGGGCTCCGTCAAGCTGATGCCGGCGGAGAAGGGTGGGGTGCTCGTCTTTCCCCGTCAGGGGTTCAGCGACGAGCACGTACCAGTTGGGCACCTGATCATCTGGCCGAGTCAGGTCACGCATCCGCATGGCGTGACCCCGGTGGAGAAAGGGAAGAGGGTCAGCCTGGTCGTATGGACGTAACGGGGTATCGATACGGCCTCAATGACTGCGTGACGTTTTTCCAGGAGTGGGTCCGGAAGTATGGCGGGGACGAGGATTTCGTCTTTGCGCCGGAGATATGGGTGAGGCACACTTCGGCCAGGAAAGCCCATCGGGAGCTTATGTCCAAACCGGGCGGCGTCTATCAGGCATGGCGGGACGCGCTCTCAGACTGCGCTGCCGTGAAGCGAGTGTACGGCATCCTCCGGGCGGGAGACATCCTTCTTTCCACTCATAGTCAGTACTACTACACCGGAGACGGGTTTGTTCACTGGGGTCCCGAAGGGATTCAGCAGGCTGTCGCTCCCGAGCCTTTCCGCGCCAGTTTTCGACCTGTCAGGAAGTGATTCCGAAAAAGTGTCCGACCCCCCTTTTTGAGGGTGGAATGGGGCGTCAGGGTCGCATAATAAACATTATGTCAACTCACGAAAAAAGTGCGCTTGGGGGTTGACAAGGCTTCTGTAGATCGTGTAGGCTCTGGTCGTCAAAGGAGGCTACATGAAAAAACTGCTGGTTCTGATTCCCTTCATCTCTCTGTGCGCGGCAAATCCCCAGTACCCTTGGGGGAATTATTTCCGATCCCAACAGGGGCTCATCCCGAATGGGATTGGCGAATGCGATATCGAACTGGACATTCCCGACCCTTTGGAGGACGGGATGCTGATTGAACTGACCGAAGAGGACGCCTCGCTCTGTAGAGGGATCGCTCGTTGGAGAATTACGGAGTTCGAGGAGGGCCGATTCTTCGCCGCCGTTGCAATCCCTTTCCCTGATTCAATTGTGGTCGATTATGAGAACATCGGCTATGTCAACAATCGGCTTAGGGACAAGGTGGAGTGCCGAGAGGTCGAGCCTTACCCCGCTCCCATCGAGGATGGTCACACCGTCCTGAAAACGGAGGTCTGCGAGCGGATTCATGTCGCTGGTCATACCGAGGACGTGAAATTCCGAGGGGTTTCGGTGGGCGCCAAGTCGCATTTCATACGTCTCCCATATGTCCTCAGTGAGATCACCCGATGGTTGATCTGGCTGGATATGGGAGACAGGAACGAACTTGCCGTTGTGGAGGACTTCGCCGCCGAAAATGGGAACGCTCGCTGGCACGCCCGCAGATATGAGGATGTGGACCCCGAAGGATGCCCGCCTGGTGACTACAGGGACGTCTATCCCTTCTGGGAGCGATACTGGGATGAAAGCACACAGGATAAGGCACACGCGGATGCCGCACGGGCGGACTACTACAACGAGGATGGCTGGGTTCTGGCGGCGGATTATCACCAATCGTCTTTTGGCGGTGGTGGATGGCACTCAGGCTCCATGAGCGTCAGCGATGGTGGAAGCGATGTCCAGAAGGTAGCGGTGGGGGTCCAGCAATTCAGAGTGCGTCCTGGAGGAGAAAGAGGGTGCGTCGCGGTGGCCCGCATGGAGATGGGGAGAGAGATTTTGGCATATCGCGTCTCGGCGTCAAATCTTGCGTTGAACCTGGGAGCGAAAATGGGATCGGATGATCCGTTATGGATTCGCTACACGCCATATTGGCAGCGGTCCCATGCATGGGTTCGCCGCGAGCACGATAATGGGACGTCGGCTGACGGCCCGAACTATCTTTTCCGAGTGCAGCGGGAAATGCGGTACCGAGAGAAGCAGGCTCCAAATCCCATTCGGGTTCCGTCCACCTGTCAGGCGATGGCCTCTACTTCGACTGTGACAGGACCGTAAAAGCTGTTCCCATAGGCGGCGGCCTCGATGCCGAGGATTCTCGCTCGCAGCGCCACTGGATCGCTTGAATCGTCGTCTGCCGCAGTTTCCCACTTCACCGTTGCTCCCGATGATGCGGTGGGTAAAACGGCGGGCAGGAGATCCACCGCCGATGCCGTGGAGTCTGAATTGAGCATCCAGGTCTGGGTTCCGATCTGGATGAAGTCGCCTTTGGCAAGGTCGCCTGCCGCTCCGAGTCCGCTCAGAGCCACTTGAGCGACTTCCACACCCGAGACGGTGGCAAGCGCGGTGGTCGCTCCCAAGCTGACATCGGTCCCGCTGGTCAGAGTTCCCATACGGCGACGATGCAACGGGAAGTCCGAGACGTGGACGCTCCCTTCCATCTGGAACAGCCAGGTTTCGAGAGCGCGGGCTCCCGCCTTTCCGATGATCTCCTCTGCGATGGTGACGCGGCCCCTCCAGACACCCCGTCCGCGGTCGAACACGGGTTGCGGATACCCGTAGTTGCTTTCCAGTTGAACCTGACCGGGATAGGCCAGTTCCAGGTCGAAGTTCATGATCAGAGCCCCGCTGGGGAATGCAATCGTTGCCATGTCAGGCTCTCAGGGGAGAAGGCCGACGGAAGTCCTG